CCCTTCATGTCACCTGCTTCAAACTGATTAACATCGGTCGGAGTGAGCAACATACCAAGACTATCAATAACGAAAAGAACCTTGGGCTTGTCCTCATCGGTCATAGCCTTATAGCCTTTCATAAATTCGCTGATAGTCTTAGCAACATCATCGATCATTGCCATATTCAATTTGAGGAGCTTATCCTCACTAGTGTCAACACCAAGAGCATGAAGCCAAGCTTCGTCAAGTGCGTTTTCACTATCGATTAGAACAACATAAATGCCCTGCTCTTGCGCATGGCGAACGAGGTTTCCGGAACAGATGTAACTCTTTCCTGATCCTGATTCTCCGGCAAAGACAGTAACTTTACCAAGAGGAATACCTTTATTAAAGTCGCCACTAATGCGGTAGTTGAGAGCATAATTACCTGTACTAATCCAATCTGTGGGGTCGTTAAACCCGATACTAAGGCCATCAATTGCCTTAGTAATGTCCTTACGGAACTTACTAATATCAAATGGTTTTGCCAATTTTTATTCCTATCTACTAATCTTTAAGAACTTATCAGTATTTGATTTTTTTTCAAGTAGTTCGGGACTATTTTCTGCGATACGGTCAAGGTCTAAATCACTTGGGTAGTGCTTAAGAATTGAACGAGCGCGGTCCCTGACAATGCTAGGAACACGAGGGGTCTTGCCCGGGTCGCATAGTTCTTCTAACATTTTTCTACTTTGCTTGATAGCTCTATATCTATCTTCTGCGTTTGTCATGGGAATTCTCCGTGTCAAATGGGGGAGGATATACCTCCCCCGTGCTAAGATTTACTTAGCCTGACGAGCGCGGATCATTGCTAGAATATCCTGCGCCTTGTCACTTGAAGTTGAACCCTGAGGAACAACTACTGGATCTGCGGCTGCGGCTGGAGCTTCTTCTTCCCAGGGAACATCATTAGTAGCTGCCGGGGTAGATGCTGCTGCGGGAGAGCTGGTACCAGCAGACTCGGTCTGTGGGGCCGAAGCAGCACCAGCAGGGGCATCAACGCCATACGGACGATAGTATGCGCCCCACTTGTCAACATCATAAGGACGACCGTCAACAGAAGCTTCAAACATTTCCTTGATGATACGAAGTTCGGCTTCGCTTGGCTTCTTGGGCAAGAAGTCCTTGAGATTGTAAAGACCGTGAGCGTCGATAGCAGCAAGTTCTGCTTCGGTCAACGGGCTTTCCTTACGTGCCCAGTTAGAGGTAGAATAGTCAGCATATCCACCCTTAGAAGTCTTCTTGATGTTAAAGTCAAGACCGCTTACGTAGTCAGTAGGAATGTTCTCCATTTCAGGATCAAGAAGTGAACTCTTGATGATAGTAAAGATTTGAGGAGAGATAATAAAACGTCGAATAGGATTCGCCGGAGTAACATCATCGCCAAGCGGGTTAGTGCGAACAAAACCCTGGAAGATGTACGAACGCTTCTTCCAATACTTGTTTGCGAGGTCCTTAAGAGTGTCATCCTTGTACCAAGGACGAACTTCTGCGAGAACAGGACAATTCTCACCGTACATTTCAACACAAGGAACCTGAACAGTTACCTGCTTCATGTTAGGATCACCCTTAACTCCGTTGAACGGAAGCTTGATGATCTGGCGTTCTACCCAGAAGCCCCATTCGTTGCTTTCGTCTGCGTCAGGCAGGAAGCGAACGGTTGCTGTAGAACCTTCTGAAATATTCCAATGTGGGTAAATTGCGTTATCAGACTGTGTGCGAGAACCGCTGTTCTGATTCTTGTTTTCTTGGGCTGCCAAACGAGCCCGGATTTCTGCTAGACTTGCCATTTTGTTTTCTCCTTTATAATGTGCCTAAGTTGAGCCTAAATGTGTTTTTATGTTTCGCTGTCGGAGACAACTACACACAAGTTATGTTATAACTCATGTGTAATGTATTTACAATAGAATTGGGCGCATAATATAATATTATATTACGTTATGTGCCCAATTTGTTATTATCTTTTAAACTTCGCCATTTCGATGATACGAGCTAGTTCTGGATCAATCTCAGTTGATTCGTTGGCGCCAACTAGCTTGCCGATATTGTTGTTCTTTACCTTTTCTGTAGGACCAAGTTGACCTACACGCTTTTGTTCTGGACCCAAGTCTTCTTCAAGCTGGATTCCCATTTCCATAGAATATTGAGGATCAAGTTTAATATTTCCAAAGCCATTATCACGCAATGTTTGTACTACTTGGTCTAATGGAACCTTTGCTTGGAATACAGTATTTTGCACTCCCCATTTGGTTCCGCGTCCTGTAATACGAGTGCCATTGATGTAAACGGCGCCTTTATCGGTAACTTCCAAATTTGCCTTTTTAGTGCGGGCTTGGGCACGAGCCTTTTCACGAGGAGAGGCTTCACCGTCGTCATCATACTTGTAAAGGTCAGTCAAACTTACTCCAGGTTTAAAGTAGCGATGTAACTTGTCACCTAGAATGTCTTCAATAGAATGCTCGTATCCATCTTTAGTCATCTGGTCGTGCTTTGGATGCTTTTCACTGTAGTAACCAGTTGCTTCGTCTACTGACTTATTCTTTTCACGCTTGATTAACTTTTGCTGTAGTTCAGCAGGAGAACCCTTACCAACCTTAGCTTTTAGTAATTCTTCTTTTGAGTCAGGTGATAAAGTCTTTGTTGCTGCTTTCACAGTGTCAACGTCATGCATTCCCTTTTCCCAGCCGGCTGCACCACGCTTGAACGCTTTATTAGCGTCACGCATTTTCTTTAGTAGACCCTTGCCACTCCATGTACTTACGGCTTCGTCAACTTCTTCTTCTAAACCCACTAGTGCTGCGCCTAGTCTACCAACATTAGTCCAAGCGTCTCGGTCACCGGGCAATTGATAACCAGCATCAATGCCTTTTATTTTAGAAGCTTCGGCATTCTTTGGATCTTTCGGATCCAATTGCCCTACTGCTTTATTGATGGCTGAATCTTTTGATGGTGTAGTATCCGCAGATGCTTCTGGAGCATCAGCACTGTTTACTAGTACTCCTGCTGAATTGGCTAGCTGCCATTCTTTAGCAGCAATCTCTTTTGCTTGTTGGGGGCCAAATGCTCGTACTACTAGCTTTTCCTTTGTTTCAGGATGAGTAGCATCAAATGTCTTATCACCGTTTCCCACTACTCTAGGCTGACTGTTAGGAGCAGATTCCATTTGTAATTTTTCATTAATGATATCGTCTGCCCATTCGGCAAGTGTATCAAGCTCGTCCATTTCGGTTACGGTCTTCTTCAATCTTGAGAGAATAGGCATTACCGATTCAATTCTTGGGTCTAAGCTGCTTGACATAAACATTTCACTGATATCTTCCGAAAACTCATCTTCCATTAAGTTCGGAGTCCAAGATTCAAAATATGCGTGATATCCGCGATGTCCTGTCAACTTGTGTAAGGTTTCACGTAGATTATTATAGTGATTGGTTCCTTCGTTGATCAACAATTGTGCTGACTCATTGAATTCTTTGTTGCGAGTAGCACGGACAAATCCTGCCATCTTGTTATATTCTTCGCAAACTGATTTAATGTGGTTCCAACGATCATCATTAGGCAATCCACCTTCTGCGATGTGACGAGCATAAACACGAGCGATACCAGGACGAGTTGTAGGGGCTAAGAATCTTTCACCGTCTTGATTTTCAAGGAAGATACGAGCCACGTTGCGATAACGTTGTTCACCTTCTTCAAGTGCGCGGTTGTGTTGTAGAATGATTTTTACGTTAGGAATAGCATCATTGTATGATGCTTTTTTGCCCATTGGATGGTAGCTTTCACCTAATTTTTCTTTCATCTTATAATAATCTCGCTGTCTCATATCATCGCCCAAACGATCTTTATTTGACAACTCAAAACTAAGCTGTCTACGTTGCGCCCATTTCTTTAGATGCTTTAAGAAACCTGTCCATGTATCATCATAGTCTACACCTGGGGTAATAGTATTAGGACTTTCTTGCTGTTCTTCGTCAAAATATACCTTGATGTTACTAGCGTCATCAATACTAATCCAAACCTTCCCGTAGTCTTGGCCATCTTTGGTGAAGGTGAATTCGATTACGTCCGCTTCTTGTGAAGCTCGTACACGCTGATTCTGAGAATTTAGGGGTACTGGTTTGTAGCCTCTTACTTTTAAGAGGTCATATAGGTCGCTATTGAAGGTTTCAGTGTCTTGTGCCATGTTAATATTTATGCCAACTTAGCCTAGAACGGCAAAGAATGGCAATGGCTGAATTATCTCATCGTGGTCACGAATTTGACTTTCTAGGTCACCGTGATAGTCCGCAAGCTGTTGCATCATCCTAACAGCCAACAGTGTCGCCATAACTAAATCGTCGGTATCACCGATCTTTGCCGCATAGCTTCCCCCACTAGCAACAAACGCTTTTAGTTCTGAAATCAGTGAACGACTATAGATAGTCATCTTCTTTGATTCTAGTAGAGTCTTGAATTTAGCGCAAGCAGCAAGTTTGGGTTTATTACTCGTGTTAAAGCCCTTGCGCTTCTTTCCGGGTTCGCTGACAAAGATACCCGGTATATTGCTCTCGCCGTACTCGTTTAGCGACACAAGTGCTGCTTCACCGATACTATTGTTTTCGATACTATAATAAATGTTGTTGGGTTCTTCTGTTTTTTCAGCAATAAACTTACAGATTTGTGCCATCAATTTAATCTGACTAGGAATGTCAGTTTTATTGTGCTTCCATTCACCAATCTGTGTTGTAGTGCTTGCGTCAAAGATTTGAATGGCAGCAGGGTCGCCACCTGTACCCAAGCTAGGATCAAGCGCAACTACATATATTCTACCCTTTTCAGGTTGTTTATACCAACGAACTTGACCCATGCGTGAAACCGGCTCGATACCTTCTAATTCAAATAGTGCGTTTGGGTTGATCAGTGTTTCGTCCGCAATCAAGAATTCGCAATCCATTTCACGTTTGAATCGATCTTCACCAAGCTGCGCTCTCATTTGCTCAGCCCACTTTTCATCACGCTCAGGATGCTCGTTCCAGTAAGCTCTGTATGCTCTGAATCCGTTTACTCCCAACTCAGTTGTGTTACCAAATTCGTCTTCTGTCTTGTTAGCTTGTTTCCAAATAAGAGCAAACTGATCTTCGTCACTGTTTGGCGTTGATGTAATGATCGCCTTACCACCAGTTGATAGAGTAGGGGTAATAGCAGTCCAGAACTCCGTTGCGATACTGGGACGCACGAACGCAAATTCGTCCAGATATAATAATGAAATAGACATACCACGACCTGTGTTTTCAGTCGTAGTAGCACTTACAATACGTGAACCATTCTCGAAATCGAGTGACCCTTTGTTGTACGTAGTTAC